ACCACGCGGGACAAGAAAGGCAACATGCTGCCTATTCAGAAAATCCTTTCTGATATCGACCGCTCATTCAAAAAGAACAAGCTGGGGACGGCGCAGCAGGCCGAGTACCTGAAAGTGATTTTTGGTGAAGAGGCCATGAAAGGCGCGGTGAAACTGGTCGAGGCGGCAGGCAATGGTAAGTTGGGCGAGAAAAAAACGGCGCTGGATAACTCGGCTGGCTCGGCTAAGCGGGTAGCTGATATTCAAACGGATAACCTCGACGGCGATTTAAAAAACCTGCAATCCGCGTTTGAAGATTTGCAGATTGAGGTCTTTGACAAAGAGAACAGCAGCCTGCGCCGCCTGACGCAATCGGCCAATAAATGGCTGACCGAGGTCGGCGACTGGGTGAAGAAAAACCCTGAACTGACGCAGACGCTGGTCACGGTGGCCGGTTCACTGGCTGCACTGGTGGGCGCGCTCGGCGCTTTGGGGCTGATTGCGTGGCCGGTGATCGCCGGGTTTAACGCCCTGATAGCCGGGGCCGGGTTTTTAGGCACCGCGTTCAGCATTGCGGGCGGAACCATTGCCGCCGTCTTTGGGGCGATAAGCCTGCCCGTTGTGGCCGCTGTCGGGGTTATCGTCGCGGCGGTGCTGGTTATCCGCAAATACTGGGAGCCGATCAGCGCCTTCTTTGGCGGCGTAATGGACGGCATCAAGGCAGCGTTTCTTCCAGTGGGTGAGGCGCTGGCCCCGTTTGCCGATCAGTTTGGCTGGATAGCGGACAAGGTAAAGCAGGCGTGGACGTGGTTTAAAGAACTTATCGCGCCGGTGAAATCTACACAGGAAACACTGGATAACTGCCGGAACGCCGGGAAGGCATTCGGTGAGGTAATAGGTAAAGCGCTGCGCGTGCCGCTCGACGCGCTGAACCAGCTGCGCCGGGGCATTGACTGGGTGTTGGAAAAGCTGGGCGTTGTTAACGCCGAATCCGCTGACTTAAAAAATAAGGTGCCGGAGGAGTCCAAAAAAGTCGCGGAATATGATGACGTTGCCGATCCGATGGGCTTTTACAAACCCATTGCGGCCAACAGCGGGCTGAACTACACCGACAACAGTCAGCCGCAGTACAACCTTAATGTACATATTCCGCCGGGCATGAGCCGCGAAGAGGCCCGCCAGCTGGCGCTGGACACCATCGACCAGAAAGAACGCGAGCGCCGCGCCAGCCAGCGCAGCCAGATGAATATCAACTGAGGAAAATATCATGATGATGTGTCTTGGATTTATGGTGTTCATGCTGCAAACGCTGCCCTACCAGACGTTACAGCGAAATACCGCGTACCGGTGGCCGACCAATGACCGCATCGGCCTGCGCGCCGCGCCGCAGTTTCTCGGTCCCGGTGATGAAAAGGTCACGCTGTCCGGGACGCTGATGCCCGAAATTACCGGCGGCAAAATGAGCCTGCTGTCACTGCGCCTGATGGCCGATCAGGGCCGGGCGTGGTCGCTGATTGACGGCGGTGGGACCATTTACGGCATGTTCGTCATTGAGTCAGTGAATGAAACGCATACGGAGTTCTTTGCAGACGGCAGCGCCCGCAGCATTGATTTTAGCATCAGCCTGCTGCGCGTGGATGAATCGCTGTCGGCTATGTTTGGCGACTTACGCATGCAGGCCGACGGGTTGGTTGAGAAAGCCAACGGTCTAACCGGCTATGCGAAAGACTTTGCGGGAGGCGTCTTCTGATGCTTTCGAATACTGCTATCGGTAACGGCGTGCGCCTGTCGCCGGATTATCAGGTCAGGCTGAACGCCGAGGATATTACCCGCGATATCAGCCCCCGCCTGATTTCCCTGACGCTGACCGACAACCGCGGCTTTGAGGCTGACCAATTAGACATTGAGCTGGACGACGCCGACGGCCAGCTGCAAATGCCGCCGCGAGGCGCGGTGCTGTCGGTATTCTTAGGCTGGAAGGGGGAAGTGCTGATCGGTAAGGGGGACTTTACCGTGGATGAAGTGGAGCATCGCGGTGCGCCGGATACGCTGACCATTCGGGCGCGCAGCGCTGATTACCGTGGCACGCTCAACGCCCGCCGGGATAACTCCTATCACGGCATCACGCTCGGCGAGATTGTCCGTCAGGTTGCCAGCCGCAACAACCTGACGCCCATGCTGGCCGCTGAGTTTGTGGGCGTGGCGATTTCCCATATTGACCAGACGCAGGAGACGGACGCGAAATTTATCACCCGGCTTGCTGAGCTGAATGGCGCGGTGGCCGCTATCAAGGCCGGTCGGTTGCTGTTTATCAAACCCGGTGCCGGTATGACCGCAGGCGGTAAACCTATCCCGCAGCTGACGCTAAGCCGCAGTGACGGCGACCGGCATCAGTTCAGCATTGCGGACCGTGGCGCTTACACCGGCGTGTCAGCCAGTTGGCTGCATACCAAAGAGCCAAAACCGAAAAAGGTGAAGTTACAGCGCAAGCCAAAGTTTAAGCAGCTGCGCGCCCTGCAACACCCGGCGGCGGTCAAAGTGAAAGCCAAAGTGCAGAAAGCCCCGGAAGATAAAGCCGGTGACTATCTGGCCGGCAGTGAAGATAACGTGTTTTCGATAACCACAATTTACGCCACGAAAAAGGCAGCTATGCGAGCGGCGCAATCGAAATGGGAGAAGCTGCAGCGCGGTGTGGCGGAGTTCTCTATCTCCCTTGCGCGTGGCCGTGCCGACCTGTTTCCCGAAACACCGATAGCGGTGTCTGGGTTTAAGTCGGTGATCGACGCGCAGCCGTGGATAATCAGTAAGGTGACGCACAGCCTAAATAACAGCGGATATACGACAGGGCTGGAACTGGAGGTGCTGCTGTCAGATGTGAGTTACGAGGCGACGGAGGGCAATGTGTAAAAGACTGTAATGTGCAGTGTATGTTTTCGGGGTTAGCATACAATGCGCGAAAATGACTACTATGACCATATGGTGATTACTATGATGCACTGCCCGAAATGCCAGCAAGCCGCTCATGCTCGTTCAAGTCGTTATCTTAGCCAGACCACGAAGGAACGTTATCACCAGTGTCAGAATATAAATTGCAGTTGCACGTTTAAAACGCATGAGTCGCTGAGTTGCATTATTGTCGAACCGGGAGCCATTCACGCAGTGCCGCTGCACCCGGACAAAAATAATCAGCAGTCATTCCAAATGCACTAAATATGAAACCCGCGAAAGCGGGTTTCTTTATGGGTCATTCACACAGTTTAAGCGTCTTATCTATAAATGGAGAGAGGTCGATTTTAACGCCGTAGGGTGAGGGATCATCTTTCCAGACATCATCTAAATTTCCCGCTGTTTTGCCACTCACCTTGATCCTTGTCTTAGCAAGCCCGTTAAGCGGATATGTAATGTCTGTCATTGGGTCGGTTATAAATGCTGCCTGACGGTCGCAAATAATGACTGCTCGGTCAAAAGTGAAAGCCCATTTATCCCCGTAATTTTTCTCATAAATCACGTCGGTTTGATCTGCTGCAAATGTAGAACTAACAAAGGTTGTTGCCAGAAGGGCGGACGAGATAATGCTGTAGTGAAAGGCCTTTTTAAATATTCCCATTGAGGTACTGCTCCTGATTGTGGTCCTTGAAACCCTTCTCTTAGCGTAAGGGCTGTGATGCTACGGGAAGGGTGGGGGAGAAATTACATCGCCATTTCATCGCCACTGAAAAATCCCAACAAAAAAGCCACCTCGCGAGAAGTGGCCTAATGTACTGAATTTAAAGCTAAAATTTGGTGGCCCCTACTGGACTTGAACCAGTGACCAAGCGATTATGAGTCGCGTGCTCTAACCAACTGAGCTAAGGGGCCGTGGGGCGGGATTATACGGTAAGTTCCGGTTACAGGTCTACAGGTGATCGGTTTGTATGCGCGTTTTGTGTGCGATTCTAGTCTGTTGTCATTGCTGCCTTTTTTTGCGATAACTGCGGTAAATACGTCACAGGGTTACATCATGATCACCGATATTATTGCTGACGATCTTACCGTGCTGTTTTGCGGGATCAATCCGGGTCTTTCTACTGCCCATCATGGCTACCATTTTGCTAATGCCAACAACCGTTTCTGGAAGGTGATCCACCAGGCCGGCTTTACCGACCGTTTGCTTAAGCCGGAAGAGGAGCAGCATCTGCTCGACACCGCGTGTGGCATCACGATGCTGGTCGAACGGCCAACGGTGGAAGCCACGGAACTGGTGCGCAATGAGTTACGTGAGGGCGGGGCGCTGCTGACAGCCAAGATCGAGCGTTACCAGCCACGTGCATTGGCGGTGCTGGGTAAGCAGGCGTTCAGTAAGGCGTTCGGCATCAGTAAAGTGAGCTGGGGCCGTCAGGCATTGAAAATTGGCCGTACGGAGGTCTGGGTATTACCAAACCCAAGCGGACTGAACCGCGCCACGCTGGATGAGTTGGTCGCGTCTTATCGTGAGATGTATGACGCGCTCAGCGCGTATTAATCAGCGAATGTATGCCAAAAAAAAGCCCCGCGAAGGTTTTCACCATCGCGGGGCTTTTTGATGACGATTAATTAATTACGATTAGTCGTCGAGGAAGCTGCGCAGTACTTCAGAGCGGCTTGGGTGGCGCAGTTTGCGCAGTGCCTTCGCTTCGATCTGACGGATACGTTCGCGGGTAACGTCGAACTGTTTGCCCACTTCTTCCAGCGTGTGGTCGGTATTCATGTCGATACCGAAACGCATACGCAGTACTTTCGCTTCACGTGCCGTCAGACCGGCCAGAACGTCGTGCGTTGCAGAACGCAGGCTTTCTGACGTGGCAGAATCCAGCGGCAGCTCGAGGGTAGTATCCTCGATGAAATCACCCAGATGCGAATCTTCATCGTCGCCGATTGGCGTTTCCATGGAGATAGGCTCTTTAGCAATTTTCAGCACTTTGCGGATTTTGTCTTCCGGCATCAGCATGCGTTCAGCCAGCTCTTCCGGCGTTGGCTCGCGGCCCATCTCTTGCAGCATCTGGCGCGAAATACGGTTGAGTTTGTTGATGGTCTCAATCATATGCACCGGAATACGGATGGTACGCGCCTGGTCGGCGATGGAGCGGGTGATAGCCTGACGGATCCACCAGGTGGCATAAGTTGAGAACTTATAACCACGGCGATATTCAAACTTATCAACGGCTTTCATCAGGCCGATGTTACCTTCCTGGATCAGGTCGAGGAACTGCAAGCCACGGTTGGTGTATTTCTTCGCGATAGAAATAACCAGACGTAAGTTTGCTTCAACCATCTCTTTCTTGGCGCGACGAGCCTTGGCTTCACCGATCGACATGCGACGGTTAATGTCTTTGACCTGCTCGATGGTCAGGCCGGTCTCTTCTTCGATCTGACGCAGTTTCATCAGGCCGCGTTGTACGTCTTCAGTGACTTCTTTCAGCTTCTCGGACCATGGTTTACCCATTGCCAGAGCCGCGTCGAACCAGGTTTGACTGGTCTCGTTACTGGAGAACAGAGTGACGAAGTTTTTCTTCGGCATTTTGCACTGTTCAACGCACAGCTTCATGATCAAACGTTCCTGAGTACGGACGCGATCCATCATGGAACGCATGCTGTTAACCAGGAAGTCGAACTGTTTTGGTACTAAACGGAACTGTTTAAATACGTCAGACAGTTTCAGAATTTCTTCTGCGGCGCTCTTATGGCTACGGCCGTTTTTCTTGATGACGGCACGGGTCGCTTCATGCTGTTCACGCAGATCGGTGAATTTCTGACGCGCCAGTTCCGGGTCGATGCTGTTGTCGTCTTCAGCGTCGTCGTCTTCATCTTCGTCGTCATCGTTATCGCTCTGCTCTTCTGTGGTCAGTTCAGAACCCACATGCGTTGCTGTTGGCGCGACCTCTTCTTCTGCATTCGGATCAACGAAACCGGTGATCAAATCAGACAGACGTGCTTCGCCCGCTTCAACGCGGTCATACTGCTCGAGCAGATAGGTAATAGCTTCCGGGTATTCGGCAACGGAACACTGGACCTGGTTGATACCATCTTCAATACGTTTGGCGATGTCGATTTCGCCTTCACGGGTCAGAAGTTCAACGGTACCCATTTCACGCATGTACATGCGAACCGGGTCAGTGGTACGTCCGATTTCAGATTCAACGCTGGACAGTACCTGCGCGGCAGCTTCGGCTGCATCTTCGTCGGTATCAGGGCGGTTTTCGGCCAGCATTAAGTCATCGGCGTCAGGCGCTTCTTCAAGAACCTGGATGCCCATGTCATTAATCATCTGGATGATGTCTTCGATCTGGTCGGAATCGACGATATCTTCCGGCAGATGGTCATTGACCTCAGCAAAGGTCAGATAGCCTTGCTCCTTACCACGGGTGACAAGTAGCTTAAGCTGTGACTGCGGGTTTTGCTCCATAAGACGGTATCCACACT